CCGTCATAGTCAACAACCGGCAGCAGCTCGAAACTGTCAAAGTTCCCGCCCGGACAGAAAACAAAGACTTTCCCCTTTTTCGCCTTGGCTTTAAAGCCGTAGGGATGGGCTTCTTTTTTCTCAAGCACCCGATGTGCGGCTGTCTCTGCCTGAATCTTTCCGTCATCATAGCGCTTTTTCAATTCCCCGATTGAAAAAAGGTTTCTCACTTTGGCGCTTAGTGTATCAACCAAACTCACGAATAAGCCTCCGGGTTAACCAAGGTAAGCGCCGATGTCATTGCGGACGGATCGGCTGTATACTCCACTTCGGATATAAGGAGCCTACCATCCAGGCCGATAGATGGTATCCTAACAGGGATTAAAAAATTGGGATTCCAAAATACTTCCCGCCGGATCGTGTCGCCAAGGTTTTTTATCTGGAAATCATTGAGCCCCCAGCCGGTCACGGTTACAAGAGTCCTGTTTTCCCGACGGCGAAGCATCTCGGTTTTTGCCCGGCGGCGCAGTGCCTCTTCCGGGGTATTCACGTCGGTAAGGTTGATGGTCAGGATGCGGTTGTTCCTGCAGGTGTGGTCAATTTCCCTGGCTTCCTTCCATGACGCCCGCACCAGGTATTCATGGTACTGCTCCGCGCCGTTTTGGGTGCATTGAATGTCCCTGATGTTCTGCCCCTCGGTCAGAAAAAAGCCCTCATCCCGGATGCCTGTAGCGACCCGCCAAAGGTACATATCCCCCGCCTCGTTGGAGGTGAATATATAGCCCTGGTTATCGGCCTCGTTAATCAGTTTCGTCCAGGGGGATTCCGCCTCCCATGAAAACGAGAAGACGGGCTCTGTCTCGGGGCTGTTGGTTGGCATCCGCTGGACTGTTATGCCAAACTTCCCGGCTATTTCATTTGCTACATCCTCCAGTTTTGTCTGGTTCAGGCACCAGCCGTACCAAGTTGAATCGATAATGTCCCTGGCCGGCGAGCGTCCTATGACAGTCAGGCATTTTTGGGAGGCATCGGCGGTGTCGGTTACTTCATCCACCATGATGGTGGTAACCCGCCTTCGGGAGTCCGAGTCGGTTATCAGCGGGTTGTAATATCTGACTTCAACCTTGTCATGCTTGTGGATTTTATCGCGCTCGCTTGCCGGGACAGTTAGTTCCATGTAATGGCATATTTCGTCTAGGGATTTTCTGATCTTGACTTTCTGCCAGAGGAGTTGCTGGAATCTTTCGGTGCCAGCGGGGGCCGCTTGGATTAGTACGCTGCTAGACATAGACCACGTCTCCCCGGATTACAAACGAATCGGAAATGGTATTAAGCTGCCGGATTTTTTCATCGCCGCATCCAAGAATCTGGGACAGGTACAGGAGCGGGAGGGGATGCGAAAAGGTCTTTAGCAGTTCGGTGTCCAGCTTTCTGGCGGACAGTTCTCTGGCTGTGGCGAGGCGCATGTCCCTGACGGCACGGTATACATCCGGGTTGTTTTGATCCACGGATGCTTCAAGTTTCTCGTACAGAGCCCAATAGCCCTTGGCCTCCTGGTACGTCATTTCCGACTGCACAAGTATTTGCCCGGCAGCAGACAAGGCAGCGGCCCTATACAGGTTTTCTATGCTATCTTTGGTGATGTGCTGTTTGACGGTAACCGCCTCTATGTCAGCTCTGAATGTGTCGGCGGATAAAAACTGGAGCAGCAGCTTTTTATGATTGCCGCTGATCCTGAAATAGGACACCGTGTCATCCCATGTATTTTTTATTTCCATAGCCCCGGCGATAATGCTTGCGGCTGCCCCGAACAACGCCTCTGCCAGTTCGCGGGGGGCGCGGATCCCCTGGGCTAAAAAATTGGTGATCCCCGCCGCCTCGTTAGTCATCTTGTCAAGCGCCGATACCGCGCCCTGCACCCGGCCAATGGCGGCAATCAGCGTGTCCTTGATCTTCGCAAACCCCTGGGCGATGGCGTTATTGTCAATGTTTTCCGCAAGGGATTGCTCAAGGCTTTGTATGGCGGCCTCTCGCAGCAGTTCGGCAGTGGCAGCGGTTATCCCGTACACGTCAAAACCGCCGCCGTCAAAAACCCAGCGCTCTTCCACGGTGATGCCGGCCCGCGTAAACGTCAAGGAAATAGAGCACTGCCCGTTCTCTTTGCCTCTTTCTTCAACATCATAGCTAACCACCACTACCGGAAACCGCCCCCAAAGGGGTAGATCGATAAACCCTGTATCCGCATCGTCGGTGGTTATGCGCAACGCTTCGACAAGGGCGTTTCTGTTTTTGATGTAGGTTTCACCACGGACAAATCCGTTGACGGTTATCGCATGGGGTTTTTCGTTAAGCGGGGTATTGGACCAGAGACCGTGAAACGCATACTCTGCGGTATCCACGGACTGACCGGCGGACAAACGGACATTGTCCATGACAAATGGGATGGGAGAACCACCGGGGGCCTGGTAGGTGCTGAGTCGGGGGGTGTCATCGCTGTCATAGCGGTAGGCTTCGCGCCATTCCTCCTTGTACGGTCTCGGGAGCGCAGGATCGAAACTCATAGGGCGAGCCCCCTTGCTTCCATGGCGAGGCCGGTATTGAAATGAATTGGCGTGTTATTGCCCCGCATGGATACTGACGCTTGCGTCCTGTCCTCATTGATGTTGATGTTCACGTCCATCGCGGCGTTGCCCTCCAGCACGGCGCTGGCTGGGGCTTGGCTGGGCAGGGACGGGATAGACTTGATTTCGTTTTGCAGGGTTTGGGGGATGTCCTCTTTGGCGACGGCTTCCCCGATCCCTTCGCCGATAGCCCTTCCCGCCTTGCTGCCCGCCCACATTCCCAAGGCTCCAATACCGGCGCCAACGAGCGCCCCAATTGCGTTTCCCAGTACCGGCACCACGGATCCGACCGCCGCGCCGACAGCGGCACCTGCGGCTATCCCAGCCGCGCCTCCTGCGGCTGCCCCAATAATAGTGCCGCTTGCGTCCCCTATGGCGCCGCCTTTTGCTCTTCCACGCTGCTTGGAAGTAAGGGTCTCATCGTTTTTTATTTCGTCGAGTTCGCTTCGCATGTTTGAGATGGCGACAGGCGCGGCCATTAGCGCGGCACCGGCGCCACCCAAAGCCATTGCCCTTGGCGTAACCGAAGCAAGGGCGGTTTTCCCCGCGCTGAAAGCCCGCTGTGCCGTTCCTCCTGTGGCAAGCGGAGTACCGGCAGGCTGCCCTGTTGGTGTTCTCCCGATACCGGCTCCGGGGGTTCCCCCTACGCCGGGAAGAGACGATGCCCCCGTAGCCCCGCCCCAGTTGGTAACGTGAACGGGGATCCCCGCGCCGCCGCCAACGCCGGAGAGATTTACATTTCCGCCTTTGATGCCACGTAGATTTGAAATAAAACCGGCAATGCCGGATCCTATCTTTATTACGGCAAGGGCTCCAACCGCAGCGGTCAATCCCCACATGGCCGCAGTAGCAATTTTGGGATGTTCTGCCATGTAATTAAGAAATTTCGTTAGTTTTTCCATCGGCCCGGTCAATCTTTCATCTGCAAAACCCATAAACGCGGTCTGCAGGTTCTTAAAATTTGACGCTATAGATGAAGCGTTATTCTTCGCTTTTTGTTCCAACGTGCCGGTGGTATCTCCCAGATCTTCAAGTCCATCAGCGAGCTTGCCGAATTTGTTGTACGCCTGAATCGCGTCCATGGCGGCGCCAGAAAAAACCGTGGTGAGGTTGTCGAAATTTCCAGTCCCTTCATCGGTAGCGGCGATCTCCTGCAAAATATCAGCGAGGTTCCTGAACTGGCCGGAGCTATCCCTGACCTTGACCCCAAGGCTGTAGAGTTTTTCCTGTTTGCTGGGATCCGCCAGTTCGTTCACAATGGCGGAATAGGCAGCAACGGCCCTCTGGGGACTCTTGGTCCCAGCACCGAGGATGTTCATGGCGGTAAAAAGCTCGGTGGTGTTCATGGCGGATTTGCCCAAGAGGGTATTGACCGCCTCAAGGCCGGGCAGGGCTTTGGTAAAGGCTGAAAGGCTAAACTGGTTGTGTAACTGATCCCCGATTACCGACATGTCATCGAGGGATTTTTTTATCTCGTCCTTATCCATCCCCTTTTTGTAGGATTCAATAAAGAAGTTCGCCATTTCTTCCCCGGTCGCGCCGGTAGCCTTCATGGCGATCCCCACGTCCCGGAGGTTGTCTGTGATGAATTCGGTGTCGAAGTTCTTGTCGGAAAAAGTTTCCATCGCCGCCATGAGGGAATCGGTTCCCATTTTGATGGATGGATCCTGCGCCACCGCGTAAAGGCTGCGCTTAAGCTCGTTGGTCTGCCGGGCGGTGGCTCCGATGTTGGTACCGATACGGACGATCCGGTCGTCAAGGTCGATGTAGGTTTTTATCGCCGCGCCAACGCCGATGGTTACGCCGACGGTGGCCAGCGTTCCCGCAAGGCCGGAGAACGCCTGGTTGACCTTGTCCACCGCGCCGAGGGCGGTGCTGCCGAAATCCTTGAGCGACTGCCCCGCGCCTTTCATGCCGGAGGAAAACTGATCTTTTAGCGAGAGGCGAACCCCGGCATTTATTTCGGCCATTACTCGATTCCCCTCATTGCCTTGTAGGTTTCGATAGCGACTTTATGCCAGGCTTTCAGTTCCGGCCAGTTAAAAGACATAACCGCTTCATAACTCATGCCCGGCATGAGCGTCATTAGCTCGCCTGCAATTCGGCGGATGTCCTTAATGAATTCCCGGAAGGTATATCCGCCGCCGGAGGGTTTCCCTCATTATCCTCCTCTTGGTCAAAGAGGTTGATGGTTCCGCAGAACCGCTGGTAAGACCGGTTCACGACAACCATGCAATCGGCAACATCCTCGGGGACGAGCTTCCGTAAAATGAGTTCCGATTCCCCGGTCAGGGAGCGCAGCAGCTCGGCATAAAAGGGGATTGTCGCTTCCTGGTATTTGCCGGCGGCGAGGAGATCCATCAGTGTCGGGGGATGGAAACTAAGCTCCTTGACAGTTCGCTCCCCGGCAGTAAGCGGGACACGGAGGGTAACAATTTCAGTTGCAAAAGGATCGATTTTCATGCTGTGCCTCCTATGCCAGCTTCTCGGACTTTGCGCTGTTATACGTAACCTTGAGCTCCCCGGCGCCAAGCTCCACCGCCTCGGTTACCCATGCCTTTGGCATCATGTGCTGGCCGCCCCCTGCCAGAAAGATGGTGAGGGTGTCATCACTGACATGCCTGAAATCGCCCGGATCGATGGCCGCCTGAAGGGTGAGGGTCAGCTCGGCAGCCGTGGGGGTCTCGACAAAGCCGATGTTCTCGGCGACCTCGGCCCCCTGGGTTTCCCGCTTGAAAGAGCCGGGCTTGAAGGTCCCGCCCCCCTCTTTCAGGGGCAGTTCCCCAAGGACGGAGGAAATAACCTTGCGTACTTTTTTCAGTTCCATGATCTACTCCTTATCTGAACTGCATGAGACCGGCGCCAATGAGGAACTGGCCTATCAGGTCCGGCTTGTGCTTGTACTGGAGCCGGGTCTTGCTGCCGGGCATTACTTCCACGAGGATGGAATTCTTATATGCCTCGAAATCCTGGCACCACTGCTTCTCCTGAATAAAAACCGACTGGTACAGGTCGGCGAGGAATGAGCGGAACACGCCGGGGGTCATCACCTTTGACCCCGCCCCGAAGTTTTCCTCCGTGGAGGCGAGCTTCCAGTCCTTGTACCGCTTCTTTGCCTCGGCGTTGATGTAGGTTCTCACCGCGTCCACGGTTTCCGGCACCTGTATGTCCAGATAACTGGTGTCCCTGCCCCCGTCCGTGTTTTCCGTGTAGGACGTAACCAGCCGCTCGATGAGGACGTTCCCGGAGGGGTCAAGCCGCCATGTGGTAACGCCCGCCTCAAGGAGTTTCTGCCGGGTGTAGAAATCAGCCTCCTTGCCGGCGGCAAGGCCGGGGACTTCAATGTCATAGGTGTTCGCGGCGGGATCGTCCGCGAGGCGCCGGATGGCAACGGCGGCGATCCGGGCGGCCCATTCGCAGGGCAGTTGGGGATTGTCGAAGCGGGGGACGAGGGCGACGTGCGGGCAGTTCACCCCCGCCGCCTGGGCGAGGATCGAGCCGTCCTCGCTTGCGCTCCCAACAGGGCCGGAAAGGGCGATGAATGCCCTGCCCCCGATCTGCCGCATGGCGGAGTAGCGGTCGTCAAGCTCGGTGGAGAGGTCCCTGATGTTTTGCAGATCGTCGAAATCGGAAACAAAAAAATTGTACCGCTTCCCGCCGAGCCCGGCAAAGAGACTTTTGAGGGATACTGCCCCAGTCCCCGCGTCTGCCTCGTCTGCGGTAACGGCAAGGCCGGGAGCCGCCGCACTGACAGTAACGGTGTTACTGTTACCCCACGCGCCCTTCACCAGGGAGGATATGGCAACCGTATCATCCTCGGCAACGGCTTCCACCGGGAGGTTCAGCTCCGCGTTGATTCGCGCGGTGATGGCGGCGGCAACGGCGGCGGGGAGCATCCCGGCGCTTACCGCGGCGGAAAAGGTTTTGCCGTTGACGGTGATGTTCACCGCGCCGGCACCGACATTTTCCCCGGAGACCGTGAAAGTTTTCTGCCAGGCGGCGCCGGCCTCCGGCTCGTCCACCGGGAGGAGCCAGCACTCCTCGATCTTGTTTTGCTCAAGGAACGCCTCGGCCATGATGGCGAGGGGGCTTCCATAGCCGCAAAGTTCCGCAGCCTTCGCGGGGGAAAGAACCTGCACGGGCTTCCCGGCAGCGGCGGGGGCGGTTTGGAGCTTGTGCCCCATGAGGAGGACTCTTTTTACATCCCCCTGGGCTCCGGCCTCCGAGTTATCGACTTCCCCGTACTGGCCCGGCACCAACAGATTGCTAGGGATTTGCTTGAACGGGATTGGCATTGCTTACCTCCAAATGTACTTCGTCGTTTGTTTCTTGCGTCCCCACTTCATGGGTCGCGTCGTAGCCTTCAAAATAGTCAAGGTCCTCCGGCAGCGGGATTGCCCCCTCGTCGGCCACCGCCCGAACCTGCCAGCGCCAGCGCACCGCCCAGAGGGTGATGTTGATCCGGTCGAGGGAGCCGGAATACAAACACTCCGCCTGTATGCCCGTGCCCCCGCCTATGCTCCATGCGGCGTCCATGTTTCGTATAACGGGGATCAGCGCCGAGACAATATCAAGCGCCCCGTCGTAGAGGCGATCCAGATTGTCCGCCCGGTACAGTACCCATGAGACAAATTCGCACCACGATTCATCCTGCACGTCCTGATCGGAGACGCGGACAAGGGAGCTGAGGATCGCCGGGGTCTGCGTCGCAAGCCGCCGGATTTCCTCCGCGTCAAAAGTCCCCGGATGGGCGGCAACATGGATGCGCTTGTCGGCGGCGAATCTTGCCTTGATCCGCTCCACCGCCATGTCCCGGATTTCTTTGTAGCCGCTCATGCGATCCTCTCTGCGAGAAACCGCGCCGCGACCTGCATGATGCCGTCGGCGTCGGAAGTGGAAATACCCAAGTAGGGACGGGCGGGGATGGAAACCTTTTGCAGCTTCCCGTACCCCGGCACGTATAGTGCCTTCTTTGCCTTGGGCCGTATCTCACCGCCTAACTGGTGGATGGCGGCGTAAACCTTTGTCGCGCCCACTATGACGCTCCATGAGTCGGCAACCTCGCTTGTTACGCTGTCCCGCAGGCCGCCCTCCTGAACCAGCAGCGAGCCGCCGCCTTTCCCGCTACGCGAATAATAGTCGCGTGTTTTCTGTGCCAGTTCCTTCCATGGGTTCCCATCGGGATCCCGCTGGGTGTCAAACCGCTCCTGCGTCTGGGACTCAACCTCAACCCCGATGTTTTTCAGCAACTGCACCCGGTCAGCGGAGGAGAGCTTTGCCTGCTCGACCAGTTTCGCTAGGCCGTCGATCTCCGACAGATCGAAGCTGCATTCAGCGGACGCCATCAGAGCGGCTCCCCTTTCTTCCAGTACCGGCTGTCGTCGATCCCATCCGCCACGGAAGGAATCACCACCGCCGCGTCCTGATAGTCCGGCCCGGAAAGACCGCCCTGGTGCTCCCGGTCGATCTTGTCAAGGAGCTTCATGTTGGCGCTGTACCGATCCCGGTCATCCTCGTGGGAGGACACCCGGTCGGTAAGCCGGTACAGGGCGGTGTCGGCGCAAATGCCGACAAGCGCGTCCCGGAATCGGTGAGGCACGGGATCGACCAGTTCCCCCTCCGCGTCCAGAAGCCAGGGCAGGTGGGCAACGATGATCCCGGTTGCCTCCCGGAGGGCAAGGAGAATCCGCCCCTCGTCAAGGCCGCCCTCTCCGTCCAAGGGCAGGGTGTTCGGCGGGAGCCGGGATTCCAGCTCCGCTGCCGACAGGAGGGGGTTCATCGCTTACGAGCCGCCCTTCTTGATCTCTACCCATGGATCGGTTTCGAGGATTGCAAGCTGCCCCGCCGTTACCTCATAGGGCTTGAACTGATCCGTGAGAGCCAGCCCCGCCCGGCGATAGCGGGGGTGCGGGGTCTTGTGCCGGATGGAAACGGCCTGCCTTGGTTCATCGGGTTTTGTTTCCCCGCCCGGCGCGGCGCCATTGTTCCCCGAAGGATTAGCGGCAGGGGGCTTGTCTTTTGGGGGATTCCACCCGGCCTCTTTGAGCCTTTTCCAAACTTCCGGTATGGGGATGTTGAGGACCTTCGCCAGTTCCCCGGCGATGACAGGCCGCTCTTTCCCCTTTGCCTCCTCCATCCGCTTGATCCACTCCGCGAAATCGAAAGGCGCGGGAGGGGCGCCGCCGCCGAGCCCGCCGTCATCGGGGGCCAAGAAAGGCATTATGCAAAACAAAAACGGCAACAGGTTTTTCATCTAATACCCCCTTACGCCAGCCACGGGGAAACGATGAGTTGCGCCGTGTTGTAGTTTGTGTTTGACTCCCCGCCGGAGAGGTACTGCTTTTCGAGGATCGCTCTGGCTGCCGCCTCGTTGCCGGGGCTGACCACGAGATGGGTGGGGTTGATCCCCAGCGGATCCCCGCCGTCCCGCGTGAAGGTCTGCATGGCGAGCCGGGCTGCCTGATAGTTGGCCGCAGTGAGGGCTTCCTTCGAGGCGACCGCCTGCTGCCAGAAGCCGTACCCGAAATTCCCCCGGTAGCGGATGCCGAAAAGGTACTGGTCCTTCATAAAGACCATGTCGTTTTTCGGGTCGTTGATCTCGTCCAGTTCCGGCGCGGTGCGCTGCTGGAGGATGAAGGGCCTCAGGACGCCGTCCAGCGAGACAAGGTACCAAGGCTTACCGGTTGCCGACGTGCTGCCCACGATGTTGGAAACGTCAGCCGCAGTTCCCGTCCCATCCGCGTTCGGGTAGACCGGGTGCTCGGTGTCGAAGAAGGGCTGGCCGTCGTAGCACAGATTGGTGAAGCCCTCCGAGAGGAGCTTGGAGATCATGCGGTTGTAGAACTTCACCACCTCGTCAGCCTGGGCGCGGGAAAGCGGCCTGTAGATGCCGAGGTTGTCATCCTCGATGTCGGTGCGCTTTACCCCCAAGGTGGATTCGTAGAGCTTGTTAGGAAGGGCATAGGCGCTTTCCTTGATGTCCTTGACAACGCGGTCGCCTACCCATTCCCGGATATGGGGGAAGTCCCCAAGCCAGCCGTAGGTATTGCTCGCGGTGTTGGAGGTGATGACGGTCGCCAGTTGGGTGTAGAGGGCGTTGGCAATGAGGGCCGCCAGTTGCGCGGCGTATTCCCCCCGCACCATCGTGCGAAGGGCGACAAGGGCTGCTGCGGTGATGATCATTTGGAAACCTCCTTGAGCTTCTTCCACTCCTCCTCGGAATACCCCATTGACTTGGCAAAGGTGATTTCCTCGGCGTTAAGCGAAGTCTGCACGGACGGGGGAGTGCCGGGGGGGACATGGTGGGCATCCCCGATGACCGCAGGGGTGGTTGCCATGATCTTCTTGAAGCTGTCCAGCCCCTCCTGGGTTGAGCAGAGGGCGACGTACTCCGCCTTGCTTGCCGGGGCGATCTTGCGATCCTTGATCGCCTGATCCACCGCCGCCTCGCCCTCGGCTTTGAGCTTCGCCGAGTTCAGGGCGGCAAGCTCTTTCTCCGCAGCCTCCGCCCTGCCCTGCATGGCGGTCAGGTCTGTCCTGGGCGCGTACACCGACAGGTCAACGCCCTGCGGTTTTGGCTGGGCGGTGTTGAGGCTGGTTTTCAAAGCGGAGACGGCAGCAATGGCCTCCGCCTCGGTAGCGGTCTCGGGAAGCCCGAGTGCCGCGCATAGTGCTTTATCCATCAAATTCTCCTTGCGAGTATTTTCTAACCGCTCCGAATTCAGAGCGGGCAGATTCAGGTTTGGCGCGTTGGTGAGCGCGGCGCGGAGGATGCAGTTGATCTCCCCTTTCTCGCTGTGCTGGAACACCGGGGAAATGAAGCGGTATTCTTTTTTGTTGAGCGCCTCGCGCCCGCGCTCCGTCCACTCCACGTCAGCCCAGACCGCGCCGGTTTCATCGGCGCACAGATCCTTCATCCAGCCGAATGCCGGGGAGGCGCCGCCATGCGGGGCGGCCAGATCCGTGGAATGGTTTTCATCGATAGGCAGCAAGGGGAGGCGGGTGTTGGAATTGAGCGCGACCAGCTTCGGGTTCAGGTTTTTCCATTCCCGGTTATCGCGCCCTTTGATAATCTTGTCCGCCGGGACCAGCATGATCCGGCTTGGGATTTCCCCCTCAAAATTGAGCGACAAAAAAAGGCTGCCCGTTTCCATACGGACAGCCTAAGTACCCAGCGAGGGAAAAATGCTCTAACGGGAATTATTTAATTAGCCCCGCTTTTTCTATGGCTTCAACTGCTGCCATTTCCCCTTTTTTCTTCACATCCATTGGCTTGCTTGCCCTTTCGCCGCAATGGGCGCAATATTTTATCCTGTCCCATTTACGATTATCTTCCAAATCATTTTCGACATAGTTTTCATGTCCGCAATACGGGCAGCTAATTGTTAGCATTTCCAGTTTCAGTATGCTGCCGTCAGTTAACCAATTTTTCATTCGGGTTTCTCCGTAACCCGCTTGTTCCATGCGGCGATTGCTTTTTCCTTATTTATACTTACTTCCATCTCGTGCTTCCTTTTGTTTTCGCCGGTTTCGCTCTTTTCTTTCCTTTGCTTTCCACACAAGGGCACCGCTAGGGGTATCCATTCCGTGCGATTGAATAACCGCATACGGATTTCCGTTATTGGGATCAATTTTTATAGTCTCACGCCCGATTGACACAGGCTTAGGGTTGGGCTGGATGCCTAGCTGGTTAAGCATGGCGGTTGCCTTTTGTATTGCAGCTTCCGAGGCTGACCCTTGGACTTGTATTTTCATCATTTCTCCTCAAAATCCAGCGCCATCTGCAGCTTGCTTTCCCGGCCTTCGGTCCAGAGCCGGTACACCTGAACAAAGGACATGCCGTATTCCCGGCAGATGTCCCTGATCTTTTCTTTCTTGCCGTCGTACCGTTCGTAAATTTCGCGGGCGATAACTTCCCGGAAGGCGCCCCGCTCCATGGGGATGTAAAGCTGGACGCCGCCATAGTGGGACATTATCTTGTCAAGTATTTTTTCCCCGGCGGCATCCCCCACCGCGTCGGCAAGGACTCCCCGCAGTTCCATGATCGTGTCCCCGGTGGTCTTTGCCAGCGGGATGTAGAGGAGCTGTCCCCCGAAGTAGCGGCACACGGCGCGTAGACCCTTCACGGCATCGGATCGCCCCACGAGCCTTTCGCATCCCTCCACCATGTCGGCAATGAAGGTTCTGTCGTCATAGGCTTTCGGTTTCATGCGTTCACCTGCGGAATGCCGTCCGGGTTATAACCGGCCTTCGCCATCATGTCCCGGAGCGCGAGTATAACCTTCTGGGCTCCCCGGACATTGAGGAAGCGGATGCTGTCCACCCTTGCCACCCGGCGTATAAAGGCGTTGAGAGCCTTCTCGGTTTTATGGACAGCCACCAGTTCCCACATGCCCTTGATATACGCAAGCTGATCCTCGGTTGCCCTGCCGACATCCTCGCGGCGCAGGGGGAGTTTCTTCTGCACCCTCACCCTGAAGCCCGCCCGCCGCAGGGCTTTCATCGCGTCTTCAAGTTCAGGGATCGCCATGTCGGCGCAACTGTCCTTGCCGCATACGCCCTGAAGCAACGCCCGGTAGGCGTCGTCGGTGAGGGCGAGCTTGCCCCGCCCGACGTGGATTAGCTGGATGAGTTTCGCCCGCCTGCCCTGCGGGTTTTTCGCTTGTCTCTGACCCATTCTAAACACCCTTCCTCCCTAAAAAGGAAACCCCTAGAATCAACGCTCCAGGCATATGCCGTGTCTTTCCTCGACTCTTCGCTTCTGGGCATCGGAAAGGGAATTTTGCTTCATGTACCGATCCATGGCAAACCCCGCGAAAACCGCGACGTTTCCCAGCTTCCGCTCCTCGACATAGCCCGCAAGCTCCCGGTAATTGTTCACCTGCACTTCAATGGTTTTGTCATCGTCGGTCTCCCCCTGCCGGTCAAAATGCTCGTGCATGATCAGCCTCGCAAGAATGCCGGGGGTAATGCCCTTCTTCTCTGCGGTGGCTTTCAGCGCCCCCATTGCCTCCGCCGAAATTTGGAATTGTATTTGCACTTTCTCCATAAGCCCCCTCCCTCTTTTTGCTTACAGACTGTTCACCACGTCGGCGTCCACGATCTTGACTTTCATGGAGGCGGCAAGGTTCATCGCCTTTCGCGCCCAGTTGTTGACCAGCAGCGGGTAGGCAACCGAGTAGACCACGTCGTTGCGGGCCTGCCGGAGCAGCTTGCGCCCCAGCGCGGCGCAGGCGTCGTCGGTGAATATTTCCCTGCGTTCCCGGTCAAGGCGTTTGAATTTGGTGTCCAGGTACTGGGCGATCTCCTTGCCGTCCAGCGGCTCCAGCTCAAGTATCTCCATGCGTCGGATGATCTCCCGAGCCTCCCAGTTCTTGGATTCGTCCAGCTTCGCCTTCATCTCGATCTGGCCGATGAGGACGATTGCCAACAACTTTTTGAAGCCGTCCTCAAGCTCCCAGAACCGCTTGAGAAATTTCAGGGTCTGGATCGAGAGGTCATGCGCCTCCTCGATCATGAGGACGTGGGAGAAGCCGGAGCGGCTTGAGTTCGTGAGGATGTGCTCCACCTGCCGGGCCTTGGCCTCCAAAGTGCGGCGGGGCTTCTCGGTGGAGCAGTCCGCGATTATGGCGTCGCAGATGAGCGAGGCGGTGAGCCGCCCCTTGTCGATGATCCGGGGGCTGATGATCCGCACCTTCTGCCCCTCTGCCTGCATACGGTCGATAGCGTAGCGCCTGATGGTGGTCTTGCCGGAGCCGGACTCCCCCACAAGGGCGACCATGCCGCCCGCCTTGGCGGTCTGGTACAGGTACTCCGCCGCGAAGCGGGACGTGTCGTTGAGGTAGACGTCGCCGGCATTGGCGACATCGTCCGTAAAGGGGTCCTTGAAGATCCCGAAGGTTTTCCGGGTGTTCAGGTTCAGCATAATTTTTCCTTCTTGTTAAGCGAACTGCGCGGCTGCTTCCGAGCCGGCCTCGTATTCATGGGCTATATCGTCGATCCGGGACGAGGGAACCCCTTCGGGGAATTCCCTTTTCATCCGGTCGATGAAACCATCGGGGCTGCACCCGATCCGGGCGGACACCCGGCGGAGCGCCTCGAAATGCGAGATTAAAATGTCGTGGACTTCCACTTGATCGGGCTGGGAGACGGTGATCTGCTCCCCGGTGCGCTGGCGGAGGAAGGGGCTTGCCGGCTGGATCAGGCTGTGGGTCTTGAGTCCCTCCCCGTTGGTGATGGAGGCGAAGGGCTTTTCCCTTGCCCCGCCCCCGGCGATGGCGGACAGTTCCTTGGCGTTTGCCTCGCGGGCGGTTTCCCTCTGCTTCTTGTACTCCTCGCCGATGACCGCCGCAGACTCGTCAAACCCGAACTCCCCGTAGGCGATGGGCTCAAGCTCGTAGCTGACCGTTTCCCTGCCGCATTGGTAGCTCACCGTAACCAGCGGCTCGGGATCGACGAGGATGGGCTGGACGTTCACCTCCTGGCCCACGAGGATCCCCGGCAGGTGGGACACGCTGTAGCGCATGGGCTGTCTGGTCTTGGGGTGCGCGATGCTGATCGTGAGATCACCCGCCACCTTGCGCACCTGAATCCCCGTGGTGAAGATTGCCCGGCAGACGTCAAAGTCGGGAAGCTCCCGGAGCTGCCCCTCCTTGATACGCTGCCAGAGGAATGTCCTTGCCCCGATCACCTTGCCGCCACGGTGGAGCCGGGTGTCCATGTGCGGGATCATGTTGGCGTTGTAAGCCGCGCACCAGCGTTCCGCCGCCTCGTTGAGCTCGTCAACGCTGCCGACTTCCTCCAGCCGTAGCAGGCACTCGAAGTGGGTCTCCACCAGATTGTTGGCTTCCTCGACCTGCCCCTTGGCGCGGGGGTTCCCCGCCTCGTGGGTCTCGGTTCTCACCCGCAGGGCGGCAAGGGCGTTAGTTGTCATCCTGTTGACGTTGCCCGATCCCTTGTCCCAGCAAAGAATCTCCGGGATGCCGTGGAACAGGTACGCGGGGTTGTCCTTCTGCCCCCATGCGTACAGCAGGAAGTCGTACATGTTGGCGGCGTTCTCGCCCTTCGCGGCGTAGTACCGGACGCAGACGGACGCCGAGAAATGGTCCGTCAGCACGTAGCGCCAGCACTTGAGATCCTCCCTGCCCTCAAGGAACGGCTTGTTCTTGTAAACCTCGTCGTCGCGGAGGATGTGCTGCTTCCCGCCGGGGGCGAAGTAGAGCAGGGACAGTGAGGGATCGACGAAGTGGACGTGGTTGGGGTAGAGGCTCCGCATCCGGGCGTGGGGCGAGGGTACTTTGGCGTTTTCGATGCTCAAGGCGTTTCTCCTTAGAAGCTCCCGGAGGCGGCTGTTATCGACGGGTATGTCGATGCCGTTGCCGAGCAGCAGGGCGCGGGCGACGTTGACCGGCATGGTTGACTTGCCGTTCTTCCGCAGCCCGTGCTTGATGACCGCCGCCACCTTGGCAAGGGTCTCGTCGCTTAGGGCGGATGTCCCGGCGTCCTTGCGGGGTTTCCTGCCGGATTCCCAGCCATGCTCCTTGAGGACCTTGTACGCTTTCGCGGTGGAGAAGGCGAACATGCGGCGCATGTCGTCAATGACTTCCCGCCGCCGCGCCGCCGTTTGCGCCGCCTCCATCCGCTCGACGTATTCCCGGTACATCATCCCGCCGCGCCCTACATCCCTGTTGAATTGGGATCGTATGGGCCGCAGTTGTTCAGGGCCTGATCCAGCTCGTCAAAGAGATCGCCGATGGGCGCGAGCTGCCCGTAGTGGGTCTTTGCCCATTCCTGCAACTGCGGGAACGTCGCGCCCGCCACCTTCTGGGCAGCCGCCACCGCGTTGACCGCCTCGTCAAGGTGGAACTGCGCCTGAAGGACATGCTCGAAGAGTTTTTTCTTGAGGGGTTCCAGCGCCACGGCGGCAAGCTGCTCTTGGGTGGGCGGGTCTTGGTAGCGGAGCTGCTGCTCAAGCTCGTTGATCTTTTCCTCTTTCTTGCCGATGGCGTCTTCCTGTGCGGTTTTTTCTTTCTTGCGTTTGTCTCGTTCTTTGCGAAGGGTTTCTTTCAGTTCACGGACAGACATACGGTCAATATCGTCCATTGTAACCCCGGCGACTTTTTCCCCACCCTCAAGGGCTTGGATTGAATCATCGTCTAAAACGGTAAGAGCCAGCATTTTTTCTTTGCCCAAATACGCGGACGTCCGCGTATTTCCAAATTTTCTGGCTGCTATCATGGCGTACTGGGCAGAACGGGTAGCCATACCAAGATTGTCCAGTACCTGAAGAAAATCGCCGTGTTCTTCATTGGCTTTCATCCTGATAAGCCGTTTCCCGATCTCAATGAGGGATTCGGCTGCTGTCTGCTGGTAGAACCTGACTTCATTTTCCAGCCTGTGCCGCTCATACGGCTGCCCGTCGCCAAACTGCTCTTCTACTTCCCGAATAGAAAGCTGCTGCTTTTGGATTTTTTGAACAACCGCGTCCATTGCCTTGACTGCGGTTTTCGGTTTTGCTGTAGGTTTTCTTCCCATTGTTTACTCTCCGTAGAGCGCTTCGTGTTCCTTCAATCGCAGGTAGGCTTCTCTATAGGTTTTTGCGATTGAAGCCGCAATTTTGCTGAACTCAGGGGACAGGCGCCAAACGCCTCTGTTGCCCCTGCTAATCCAGTTGTATTCTTGGAGTACGTTAAGATCCCGGCACATGTTCGCCTCAGACGTTTTGACCAGATCTGCCAACTCTTTATTGGTAAGACCCCTGATATGGCTTACGGAGAGCTGCCGGATAATCTCACATATACGTCTCTGGCTATTTAATTTTTCCATGCAGCGCCGCCTCCCGAAGTCTCAAGCCAAGGCGAATAAGCCAGTCCCATCCCAGACGTTCCCCCAGTTCCTTCAGGGCGATTGCCCTGCGGTAGATAAATCCCGTCATCATGTCCCCCTTTGTTGTTACGCGCCCTGCTTGGCAAGGTCCTGGTTGACCTGCTCGCGCCGCGTCTCGATGAAAAAGTCCTCTTTCGACTTCCGGCTTGCACGCACCAGAGCGAGGGTGTCCTCGGCAAGGGAGAGCATTGCCTCCTTGTCCGGCTCGATCTTCACCCGGAGGTACTGGTCAAGCCCCTGCTGCTTGAGGAGGTCGGCGGTCTCCTTGCATACGTGGATGGAGTCCGGCGCCTTGCGGTAGCCGAACACGCCAAATGGCCGCTCAAGGGACTTCCGCTCCTTGAACAGCTCATCCCGGTAATAGGCGGCGTAGGCTTCCAGCGCCGTGATGTTCGCCTTGTGCTGCTCCCGGAGCGCCTTGCCCTCGGTGGCAGCCCGCTCCTTGATCCGGGCGATCTCCTCGTCCGCCGTGTTGTCGATTGCCTCAAGCTGGCTCTCGATCTCGCACAGCTTCTGCAATGTCCTGTCCGCGTCATCCAAAGTTTTGAGGATGATCCCGTTGCTTTTCGTTCTACCCATGATTTTCTCCCATTAGTTCAGGTTGTATTTGCCGCGCCAGTTCGGCGCGTTTTTCCGTGTCATAGCCTAACCCTCGCGGCGACATCCTTGACGGCTTGGGCGGGGCTGTCCCCCTCAATGCAGATGATCTTCTGCGGGGATCTTTGGGAACGCACCCTGACCATCTTGTTCCCGAAGGCATCCGTGAAGACGTGAAAGGCAAGGGCAAGCCCTGCCTTGTTAACCGATTTTTCCAGCCGTTCAAGGGGCTTTGCGTATCCTTTGAAGGCACTGGCATTCCATTGGTCAAGGATCATACCGCCTCCTTGCCCCGGCTGGCGGCGAT